CGCCCGAGCCGCCCGCACGAAGGCGCCAGTGCCGGCGCCCACGTCGATCACGATCGCGTTGTTTCGCAGATGCCTCTTCAGCATCTCGCACCGCCCCGCGTTAACGTCGCGCGCGATGTCCGTATCCTCGTAAGCCATCACCTTCTGCCAATACGCGTCACCGTACTCGACGCGATCGGCGTACATATCCCGAGCGAACGCTACGCCCCGATCATCCGCGATCATCAGATCTCCGTCAGCGCGCGAACGGTATAGGCTGATGAACTTATCCACGCGTGCGCTTCCGTTCCCAATACGCGAAGCAATCGTAGTGCGCCCGCTGCACCTCATCCTGCGGCAGCGAGTTAACGAGGTTCCACACCGCCGGCTGGATCGGCCAATACTCGTGGAACATCACACGCCCGCAGCGCCGTACCATGTTCCAGTCGTCGATTGTGTCGTTGACGTGATCGCCGTCAGAGTAGGCGAAATCGAAATCAAACGAATCGACGAGGCGCTTCTTGTCGGCATTCGTCGCTACATCGTAGAAGTCTATGTTCTTGATCCCGAGGAAGTTCACCATCTGGTATTTCATATCTTTGGCGCCGGCCACGTCTATCGTGACGCAGATCACCCGCTCGAAATACTGCGACAGTACAATCGCCGATACGCCGTAAAACGTGCCGATCTCCAAAGCGCACCGACCCCGCGCACCGACGCGCACGAGAAACGCTTCAAACTCCATGCACGCGCTGGACCGCGCGAAGGCAGTCTGCCCGAACTGATGCAACACTTTCTTGAGCGCCGGATTCGACCACGCGCCATGCGTGATGTCGCCAGCGATCTTGTTACCCGCCTCATTCAACGGCCACGAGTCGATCATGGCTCGACCTTGACCGCGCCATTGAACCCGACGACGGCAAACGACCATGCCAAATCGCGTTCGCTCTGTATCACGCCGACGAAGCCGAGATCGCGCAACGTATCGGCAACGTCCCGCGGCCGAAACATATGCAAATGCTTGCGGCAAAACTGCGGGCGCCAGTACACCATATCGGGATGAGGCAAATACAGGAACAGCACGCCGCCCGTTTTCAATCTCGCCTTCCAATGCTCCAGTGCGAGAATCGGATTCGCCAGATGTTCCAGACAATGCGAACTGAAGATGTAATCCCACTGTCCGTCCGGGAGCTTCAACGCATCGCCGCCGCTGCTGACATCAACCGGCACCGCCCCAGGCAGCGGCCACTTGCCAGCGCCTACGTCCAGCCCCTTCCCTTTGCAGAAGTGCAGCGCAGACGGTTGCACGAATCGCTGCGCGTTGCCTTCTCGTAGGTACGTCGGGTAGTGCGCGCCTTTGTAGTTAAAGATCATGGCGCCGTCCACAAGGCGAAAATATCCATTTTCTGAATCTGTTCCTTCGGCAGCGAGTCCACGAAATCGCACACGTCATCCTGCCCCTGCACGCCGCGCCGGTCGTAGTCGTGGAATAGGACACGACCGCAGCGCTTCACTAGCGCGAAATCATCGGCGACCCGTTTATCGTGCGCGCCGTCGATGAAGGCGAAGTCGAAATCGAGACCGTTCACAACAGCGGCTTTTTCTGCATCGTCTTCCACTAGGATCAGTTCGACGTTGTAGACCGCGAGAGAATCCCAGAACTGGTAACGCTGCCAATTCTCGCCTGACTGTTCGAGCCGGCCGTGTTTCAGATCGATGGTTATCACCCGCTCGACGTACTGCGCCATCTCTGCCGACGAGACGCCGCGATAGGTTCCGATTTCGAGTGCGCGCCGGTAGCCCTTGTTTTGTAAACACTGCTGAAACACGCCAGCACCGCCGCGGATATTCATCGCGGATTTTCTGAGGATGTCAGCGCCGTGGATTTCGATGATGCGCTCCCGTATGTCACTCACTGCACCACCTCTGCCCTCATCGATTCAATTCTCCGTTCTAGTTGCGGATCGAAATGCAACGGGTAACTACTGGCATTACGCACGAGCCACGCCAGTTCCAACTCCGGCCGATGTCCGATCGGATCATTAGGATCACCCGGCCTCCATTTTTCGGACACGTTATGCAACCCGCTCGCGAAAAAGTCGAATCCCGTCAACGTCACGCTGCGCGGCCCGCACCGCAGTACGTCCAGAATCGCCGCGAATCCCGTCGTCGGAATATGCCGCCCGAGTAGATTGAAATTGCGCAGGAACATTTCGTCATCCGGCACGTAGGTATCGCACGGCCACCACTGCGCCCGCGCCCGGTAGATGTAGCGGAAGTCGACGCCGTTCTGCTTCCCGTTGATATCGTGCCACATCGATTCGACTGGCTTACTGTTCGGACACTTGCACATGCAGAGCCGCACGCCGTCCTTCAACAACTGCGCCGCGGTCTTGCGGATACTGCTGCCGAAGAACGAATAGAACACGTCGCAGCGTTTACCCTGCCCGATGCCGATCCGGTAGTTATTCACCCGGACCACGAGATCATGCCGGTCGACGAACTCAGGCGGATTCTGCGCACAGCTCGGCCCACTGCCGACAATAACCACGGACCTATCCCTGAAGATGTTGACGACCTCAGAGATTGAGACGAAACGCATGCACCTCCTCGATGATTTGTTCTCGTGACCACGAATCGAGCACGAACGCCGATCGCTCGCTGCTTAGTACCTTCTCCGGCCTGATCTGCCGGATGTAGGCGTGCTGCGCCTTGAATCCAGCCGCCGCCCAAACGAAGATAGCCGGCTTGTCGAATCCTTCGGCCAACGGGATAGCGAAACTGCATTGCCCGACTACCGCATCACACGCTTGGCCCAAGTCCATCAACTCCGATACCGACGTAGCGCCGTTAAGATCGATCGACACCGGCAGCGGGTACGCGTCTGCACCCTTGCCTACTCGGACGGTGTAGCAGTCGCCTAGCGCGCTCAGCACGGCATCGAACGCGGCCTTGTTCGGTAGCAGTTCCTTGCCGAATCCGTCCTTGCGACCCATCGGTGTTCTGCCGCCGTGCACGAGGATCAGCGGCCGCCCGTTAGCCTTCGCGCGCAGCTCCTGAATCAATGCAGGATTGCGACATTGCCACGTGAAACATAATGGCGTATCAGCCGGGATTCCCGCTTGAATGCACACGTCCTGCCACTGATTGCTATCAGTGCGGCTCTTCCGAGTCGTGTAAACCGCGTGCGTCGTCACTCTGTCCCGGCGATGCGCCTCGATCTTGCAATCGAGTCCGTAGAATATCTCGGCATGATTCGCGCAGACCGTTACCCGTTCACCATCCCGCAAGAAATACTCGACGACAGCGCGCACGTAAAGCGAGTCGCCGATGCCGGAGTTTCCGCGAACGATCTTCAAGTCGCCAGCTCCGCCGCCAACTCCCCACGCTCAAAGCACGTCAACGCCGTGGCCCGCGAGCAATTCACCACCCGCGCCCCGTGCTGCGCCGCGTACTTCCCGATCAACTCGAACTGATACGGCCAGCGCTTGATACTGTGCGCGTTCCCCATGCGCTCCGGGTAATCCTCGTGGCTATGCTTCTCGCCGTGCGGCCCGAGCTGCGAGTCGTAGCCTATCAGCACAATCTTCGCGGCCCGCGCAACGACGGCTAGGCTAATGGCGAAGCTGCCGCTGTTGCCCCAACCTCGCGGATAGAGATCGCCCTTGGTCGCGATCACGCCGTACTCAGCCGGCACGCGCACGTAGCCCCACCGCTCACCGGGGAACGATGCGACGACCTCTTTACCGTACTCGGCCCACCATGCGGCATCCATTGCAAACAGGATGTGCGCCCAAAGCGCCCGCCGAAACGACAGATTAACGACTATCGTCGGATGCCCGGATGCGTGTACTAGGTCGCAATCCTCTTGGGTGAGACTCGGCCCGCTTGCGATGCAGACTACCGTGCGCCCACTCCACCGCCCGCGCAGTTTCTCCAGCGTCATGCCATGCCGAGACGGACCCGATGCGGACGAAGCAGCGCCTCTACCGCGAAGTCAAACGGCGTAATGATGTTGCCTACGTTGACCGCCTCGCGATTGCCATACCAGTGACCGATCAGCAGCAGCATCGCGTGCTTGATTGTTGTCGGCACATGCCCCGCCGCTTCCGACTCATCCCCGTATCCTGCACGATACCGAATGCGAACCGTGTTACCCGTGGCGAGTGTCGGCCAACTGTTCACCGGATATAGAACCGCGTACTCATAGGTGTAATCGTCGGTCGTGTATAAGTCTTCATCGATCGCGTTGTCGCTAGTCTCATCGCTGATCGTGATCCCATTCAGCAGCGACACGAACGGAGGATGCGGCAGTTCAATCTCGTCCGGGAATTCTGCAAGCCTGACTTCGTAATCCTTCAACGCCAGCGATAGCCCCGTGAAATTCTCGCAATACTCCCGCGCCGCGGTAATCAGTGCCGTTATCAGATCATCATCCGGCCGCCCGTCGCTGTCTACCGCGTCGACCCGCAGATGCGCGTAACACTCGGCCAACGTCAGCGGCTCACTCGTCGGCGCGGCAACGACTTTGGCGAGGATCATTTGAACGACACCGCGCTGGACATCGTTAGATATCCAATGGCGATAGCCCAACTCGGTGCTAGTTCACCAGCCGCCCAACCAGCAAACCAAACCACGAACGCACCGGCTGCGCCGGCAATGAACGTGATGCCGAATGCTTTAATCATTCCGAATCCTTCCCGTCACGCCCGCGCTTCACCATCAATCGCCACGCCTGTGACGCTTCCGGCTTTTCCGTGCCCGTGGTATCGCGCTGCGCAATGAACGATGATCCGGCATAAGTCACGATGTCGCCGCGCTCATACGTTTTGCCGGACTGGTATACGCCGCGCTCGATTGGAATGTCTAGGCGTACCGCCCGACTCACGACCTGCCCGCCTATTTTCATTGCCACGGTCAGGATGCGACCCTCTAACCCGATGTCAAAGTCCTCGATGCTGCCGCCGTCGATACCGTTCCGCCCGTCCGATCCGTTCCGCCCGTCGTTGCCATCTCTGCCATCCTTGCCATCGGCCCCATTCGCCGGCACCGGGATTCGATCCATTGCGCCCTGTAGCAACGTCTGCGCGCGGCGCTCGAAGTCTAATGCCCACTCGGCTACCCTGCTGGCTACGATGCGCTCTAGCGCCTCCTGCGTGGCTGCCGGATCGGTTGCCGGCTGCAGCGGTAGTTGCAAGGCACCGATCGCCGCCTCGATTTCACCGCGCATCAATTCCACGGTCGGCGTGTTATCAATCGCGTGCTGCATCGTTTCCATGCGCGCGTGCAAATCACCGACCGAGCGCGCAATGTAGGAGCGGATGCCCGCGAATATCCTGCGCCCGAGATCGCGCCCGGACAGTTCAGCTATCGGCATTGCGGCTCCAAAGTTCACGTTAATCACACCATCGCCAGCAGCGCGACAACCTCTGCATCAGGCGGATATTCAACCGACTTGTGGCCGACGATCAGCATTGACGCATCGGCCGTTACCTCAACGCTACCGTGCGCAATCTCGATTTCCTCGCGTGGCGATAAACGCGGGAACGGGAACTTCGCGCCTACCAGAATGTTCGCTGGCGGCTGCTCCGGCGTACCTTCCGCACTCAGCGTACCCGTCGCCGAGAATGCCAGCGTTGCACTACCAGCAATCGCACCGGCTGCGACTCCGGTCAGATCGCCTTCGCCGGTAAATGCAACCGTCGTTGATCCGGCCAGCGCACCGGCTGCCAGCATCGTCGCCGCTGGCGTAAACGTAATCGTCGAAGTGCCGAGCAACGCGCCCGTTGCATCGAATGTGCCGGTAACGGTAAACGCAATCGTGCTGCTGCCAAGCAACGCGCCCGCCGCGACGACCGTACCGGTAGGCGCAAACGCCAGCGTAGACGAACCAGCGAGCGCCCCGGCCGCAAGCATGGTGCCCGTAGGCGTGAACTCGATTGTGCTGCTGCCTTCGAGTATGCCGTTCGCTGCCAACGTGCCTGTTGGCGTAAACAGCAGCGTACTGCTGCCGGCTAGGACACCATCCGCTAACAGCGTGCCAGTCGGCGTAAACGTGATGGTGCTTGTGCCAACAATGTCGCTTGTTCCGGTAAGCGTACCCGTCGGCGTGAATACAAGCGTGCTCGTGCCGGCAATCTGCGCATCGCCTAGCATCGTGCCCGTAGGCGCAAACGCAATCGTCGCGCTGCCATCCAACAGCGGCGCGTCGCCTAACAGCGTTGCCGTCGGTTGAAACTCTAGCGTGCTCGTACCGGCGAGGATGCCATCGCCGACTAACGTGGCCGTCGGCGTGAATGTGATTGTCGCCGTGCCCGCTAATGCACCGTCACCGACTAGCGTTGCCGATCCGGTAAACGCCAGCGTCGCTGTACCAAGGATCGGCGCGTCACCGAGTAGCGTTGCCGTCGGCGTGAACGCTAACGTGCTGCTGCCGACTAAGGCGCCGTCGCCGGTCAGCGTGCCAGTGCTGGTAAATGCGAGTGTTGCTGTTCCTGCGAGCGCGTCACCAGCCGCCGGCTCTAGTCCACCGATCGAACGCGAGACGCGCGCACGCCGATCCGGAGAAACATACCGGACCGGATAGCGCGTTGTTGCCATTAGCGCATCGCTGGCGTCATTGGCGAGACGGTTAGATCAGGGATCGCTTGCGGCTCCAAGATGATGTACGAAAGCACGCCATCCTCATTATTCGTTCCGCCGGTACACGTCATCGTCACCGTTCCCCCCGTTGTCGTCGTCGCTGTCGTGAAACGGAACGTACCGGCATTGGCGTCGATATCCTCCGTGATATTCGCCCACGTTTTCGCGACTGTTCCGGTCGCACACGCAGCAACAGCGAGGACGCCGCCGCCTACCGGGATCGTGCGGCTTGCCGTTGTTAGCGGGTCGCTTGCATCCATATCCGTCGATGTATCAACCTGCGACAGCAACGGCGGAAATTTAGCATCCGTTATCGAATACACAGCAATATGATTTTGCGTATCAGGAACGTCCGAAGCGAACGTCACCGCAATCGTTGCCGTAGTTCCGGTAGGCCACCCTAACCAATAAATCCATGCACCGCACGCGCCGAATATTGTGCCGTTCGCGAGACGCATAGCGATGCCATCAATAGTTACGCCAGTTGCGCCAGCCGATGCTGCCTCATTGCCGATGCAAACCGCTATGACGCGATCATTACTCGCCGTTCCCGTCGATACCCCCGTGTAGGTCGCTACGCTGCTCGACGTTGCAACGCCAGCCGGATTCGCAGTCTGCGTGATTGCAACGGCCACAAATCACTCATCCCAGTCTAAATAATCATCGCCAATCTGCCCTGTGCCCGTCGGCACTAGCGGCCCTATCCCGTTCGCAGTCCCAACCTGGATCACGAGCCCTTTATCGCCAAACGTCCAGATCACGCCGCTGCCAATCGCTGCGCCGCATGACCATTGCCGGAACACCTGACCCACGCCTCCGTCGCCACTATGCCCGGCGAACACGGTGCAGCTCGGCGCGGCCGCAGCCTCATCGTATTCCGCCTCAGTCTGCCCCGCGCCGACGTTCGTCGCGTTCGTGAACCTTGCCAGAGACACAGCAAACGCCGTCGTTGTCGTATTGCACACCCCGACCTCGCGGATTGATCCGCCAACAGAAGCAACAGCAAACAGCGACAGATGCGCACGCGCGCTCGTTCCCGCAACCGTTGACCGCATTCCGAACGCATACCTAGCCATGCTGCACCCCTAATCTGCTCGGCAAAATGATCTTGCGCGTTTGCGTTAGGCGAGTTTCCTCGCCGTCGATAACTCCGCTGCCGGCGCACTGCGGACACAGTACCCAATCTCCACCGGGCAGCCATAGCCAACCGCGTTCGGTGCTCCGCGCGCATACATCGCACGGCCACTTAATCGCGCGCTTCTCGACGCGCGTGCCGGAGTTGCGGGAGATCGTGCTCACCAGCGCATCCCGGTTGTTGCGACGTGCAGCGATGGTGCCGCTGCCTCGGCCGGCGGGACGTAGGCAATCGAGCGCCTGGCGTCGAGCGGCCGCAGTCTGCGAATCACGCGCGGATGCTCGATAACCGTAGTCCCGTCCAGAGTCGCCGCACCGCCGCGCCTGTTTCCTGCTGCGCGAATCAGCGGATCGTGAAATTCCAGCAGGTACGGAAAATGATCCGGCGGGAATCCTTTAGCGAGTGCCGCTATCTCGCCAGCGGATACAACCCGGTTCCACACTCCAACCTCAGCTATTCTTCCGTCGAAGTTCCGCGCATCGTCCGACGATCTTCCGCCGAGTTGGAATCCGCTATTGGCCGTAGTTTCAGTTGCGCCATTGGCCGATGCATCATCAAACACTGTGCCATTGATGTAAATGTGAGCACTTGATCCTGTTGTCATCACCCCATCGCAAGTTGCAAGAACGTGCGTCCATGTACCAGTAGAGAATGCCGCCGATCCAGTACCACGCGTTTTTGCTGTCGATCCTAAACGGAAAAATACAAGAGACCTATCTATTCCTGTCTCTTGAAAAAGAATTGTCCCTGTTCCACCGCCGCTGCTTGCAGAATTAAAGAGGTATTCGTTTGCCGCCGGAGCGCTGTCGTCAAACCATACCCACATGCTGATGGTAATCGGCTGCCCGGTCGTGTCGAACGCACTTGGGTAGTCGATCCGATCCGTTGAACCGTTGAAGTCGCGGGCCATGTTCCTACGTTTCCTTAATCACAAGAGAGAAAGGCCATAACTCGGCGTCACCCGTGAGGTTGTCCGATCCGTTTGTTGGGTCGCGCCGGACGCGCAGAACGAAGTCCTCGGTTGTCGTCAGCGAGTCCATATCCGCGCCAGTCGTGAACGTAATGGTGAAGCGCGATCGCTCACCCGATGCACTTGCTTCCTGATCGGCGGTTGCATCGTTGAAGTCGAACGTATGCGCGCCGTCCATATCCTCGGCGTCATCCTCAATTCGACGGAATGCTGCGCCCCATACGCATGAGTGAGGCGTTACGGTCGTATCGGTAGCCGACCAATCCGCCGTGATCGTTAAGCCCCCGCCATCGTAGCCTTCGAGTCGCCCGTAAAAATCGAGGTATTCGATGGCGGTATCGTCAAAATCGTAGACCGGCAGATGCGCAACCGGCGTACTTCCATCCGCCCGCGTGTCCTCGGAAGCGCCCAACGTCGCAGGCGGAACGATCATGCTGATGATGCCGACGATGTCCCCGGACGCCATCCTACGTCCCCAACTTGTTACGCACCGATGTACGCAACTGCGCTTCGGTGCGCGCCGGGTAATCGGTCACGGCTGCTATGTTCGCTTTCACCTGTGCCAACGTGCTGCCCGCGTCGATCGCGTCGAGGATCGCATTGTGCTTATCAGCGTGCAGGTTCAACTCGTCCAACACGGCCAGCATAAACGCGCGCAGCACGTCCTCGGTTTGCTGGAGCTGCGCCGCAGCGGCATCGCGCGCGGCAGTCAATAGCGCTGCGTCCACGGCGTCGCGCTCAGCCTGCGACATCAGCGTTACAACGTCGCCCGTGATCGTCCAGTAACGCTCGGCGAATCCGACAACGGCCGACAAATCCGGGCTGTGTATCCAATCGATCAGCGGATAGTCCGGCGTGTTGACGCTGACGAGGAACAGCTTGCTCGTGCGGTTTAGGACGTTAGCCACGCTATCCCCTCGTCACAGCGGCACCGCGCCGCCAAACAAACTCGCGAATGACCTTGCTCCAGTGCCGCTTGGTATCACCTGCGCGCGCCTGAGACTCTTTCGCGCGTACTCGAATCCACTGCGATATTTGCAGCGCAGCTTCATACGGCAGAGTTGCCAGTGCAGACCCCGCCGTCAACTCCACCGTCCCGCCTACAGCGCGCACCGCAATCTGCTCGCGCTTCAGCAGATCACGATTCACGCGCGGCATGCTCAGCGGATCGTTCGGCTGACCGACATCGAGCCAGCGGCTGTTGCCGGCATCATGCAACGTCCCGACCGCACGCAGCATCCGCTCACTTTTCCCGGACCACGCCTTCGCCTCGCGCCCGCACTCGTCCAGCCACGTCGCCAGTAGGATCGCCGTCTCGAAATGCAGCCGACGATTCCACGACCCAATCGCGATAACGACATCCTCACCAATGCTGCGGACATCGACTAGGAGCGGAGTGAACACGCTACTTGACCGCCTCAGCAATCCCTAGCTTCACCCACTTATCAGCGCCTTCCGCAGTCATCTCCACGATGAGTCCCTTACGAAACTCAATCGTGCCACGGCGCGTATTCGTCACCTTCAAGCGCGGGTACTTCGGATCATTGCGCCCGAGCCCGAATCCATCCGCCGCCGCTTTCGCCTTGGCTAGACTGCGCCCGCCTTCGGCTACGTCCTCAAGCAATTTCACTTTCATTGTCTGCTCCTATGCCAGAACGATATCGAGCGCACCAGCCGCGAAGCTCGGCGTGATTCCAGATGAAACCGCAAGCGTAGCCGTCAAGTCGCCGATGATGAACAGATTGCCCGCGCCCGATGTGTCGCTCCCAAGCCCGAACCCGAACAGCGTCGCGCCCGATGCGCCGCCAGTAGGGAATCCAATCGCGTTGTCGTTGTCCGCCGTGTCATTCGTTACCGTCCACTGTGTCGTATTGCGCGCCTCATCCTGCCGCGCATAATTCGTGTAAGCGGTTTCGTTCGTGGTCTGATCGCCTGCTTCGGTATGCCCAGGCGATACCGTCAACGAAATCCAGAACACGCCAGCCGTGGCGCTGTTCTGCAAGCCGGCCGCGTCACCGACGTTTGCGGCATCGACGTTGGTTAACACGAGACCCAAGAGCGAGGTTTCAAAGGCATTACTAGCTGACATGATGAAATCCTTTCCGTTATGAAATACCCAGGCGTGCTAGGTCAACGACGTACACGCCGCGCCCTCGAAACACATGCTCATTTGTACTAGCCCACGCCAGCAATTCGCCGCCGATGGAAGAAGTCCAGAATCCAACGTGCGTCACACGTGCGCCTTCCGGCACCTCGAAGCGTATCTCGCGTTCGTTGCGTACTGCGCCCGTGACCGGATCGCGAAACTCAATCGGCATGCGCCGGTAAACGCCGCCGGATAACTCATCGCCCTCAGTCGGATCGCCGCTGTGCAGGCTGACGTGCGAGATCATCGCCGCGAGATTCCACAGCATCGCGTTGCGCCCGGCATCCGTGTACGGCATCGCTACTCGGCCGACTGCACGCGCTGCCCGTAGAGTAGTTTGCCGCTGTCGTCATACACCGGCTTGACCGGAAGCATCAGCGTGTCTCGGATCGTTGACGCAATCAGATTGCCAATCGCCGACTGTTCACGCGCGCTTAATCCGCTGCTCTTGCCGCTGACCTTGCGCCCGTCGATGTTGACGTTGAGACTAGGTGGAGCGATCGGCAGTGCGGCATCATCTTCTAACGAGCGTAGCAACTCGTCAGCCAATTCGATGAACTCATGCGCAACCGGCTGTACCGCGGCCGTGATCGATGCCGCTACAATTTCGGAGTCAGCGTCGCGCCCATCGCGCGGCTTCGGCAACGATTCGACTACGCGCGCAATCTCGGCCCGGATGAAATCAGGATCGGCATCGCGGCCATCTCTGCCCGGCGCACCGTCCTTGCCGTCGCTAGGCGGAGGGATCGATTCGACGATCGCCATGATCTGCGAACGAATAAAAACCGGATCAGCATCTAACCCGTTTTTTCCATCGCGCCCATCGGCACCGTCCTTCGGCACCGGCAGCGCTGCGACTGCACTCAGCACATTCGCCTGCACTAGCTTTTCAATCAACACCGGATCGGCATCGCGGCCGTGCTCGCCGTCCTTGCCATCGCGCGGCACCGGAATTTCCTTGACCGCGAGGCGCACCGAGTCGCTGACCATGCGCGCAATCGTGTCGGGATGGATCGGCTCTGCGTCTTTACCATCCTGCCCGCGTTCGCCCTGTGGCCCAGGTGCGCCGTCCTTGCCGCTGATTCCATCCTGCCCGCGTTCGCCCTGTGGCCCAGGTGCGCCGTCCTTGCCGCTGATTCCATCCTGCCCGCGCTCGCCTTGTGGACCGGCAGGAATAGATGCGATGCGACCCTCTAACGAATCGATACGCTCGCCGATTGACTTAAACGCCGGCTCAACCCACGCCCGCACAGAGCCTAGCAACGATACCGCCAACCGTTTTGAATCGATCATGCCGCGGCCCTAACGAGAGATGGAAAAGTTCGGATCACGTCCTCGATTGCGTTCGCTGCTTCGTCGGTTTGATCGTCGTCGGGTTCCGCCACTGGCGCAGGAGGCGCGGCAACGGTTGCGCTATCGACTGGCGCCTTACGCTCCGCAAGCTGTTCAAGGTTCCAGTTCTGCTGCTGCATCATCGGCGAATCGCCACCAATGACTCCAGGTAAATTGAGCCTCCTACGCGCCTCATTCGGCGCGAGGACGGTATCCTTAACGCCAATTCCTACCGCCGCCATCAGAGCGGCAGGGTCCATGCGCAGCAGATCGTCAACTTCAAACTCGGTCCCGTACCGCTTCCCGGACAGATCGAGCCCGAGCCCGTCGTCTAACAGCGCTTCGATCGATTCAATCAGCGCTTGCAGGCAATCGGAATAGTAAATCCGGTTCATGTCCTCGACCTTCTGGCCAGCGGGGAGCGCCTCCATTCCCAATTTGAACGGCGGGACGTGGTAGGTGGCGCAGATCGTCTTTCCGCTCAGTTGCAACTGCTCGGTAAGTTGCGAGTCCCGCGCGTTTTCGCTGAACGGCTCATACTTCATGCCATCGCCGAGCACCGCGGTCTTGCCTGCATTCTCGCCAGTGTATCGCAGTGACCATTCGCGCTTTATCCGCTCCGCCGTCGCTTCTGAAATTTCAGCCGGCGCCGTAATGATCCCGCCCGGCATAGAGCGGTTGCGGAAGAATTGTTCGCTGTTGCTTTGCATCGATACGCCTTGCAACGCAGCCAAGGCGCACGCGTAGATCGGCGACACTCCAACAAGCGGATGGAACAGGCATACCGCGCGATCGTGGATTATCTCTCTCGCCGGGACTGCGACCATTTCATCCGTGACCGTCGCTAGAAAATCCTGGCCTATGCGGTAGAACACGGCACCGTTCGGCGCAATCAGCGGCGTCACTTTCCACGGATCAAGCACGTGCATACCAACCACGATCTGCCGCGAGTCGCGCTCTTTCAGCACGTAGGTATTGCCCGCAGGCCCGAGCTTCGACAACGCCCACGCCTCGATAAACTTCTGCCGCGTCTGGTAATCGTTCGGCTTTTTCAGTACCGGCGAAAACGCGGCAGATCGCACCTCGCGCCAAATGCCATCGTCGCCTAATTCAACGAGCTTTAGGCGCATCTTGCCAAGATCGGCCGAGATCAGACTGAGGCACGCATACACCGCCCAATTCGCAAGCACGCGATCCGTGTTAATCGGCGTTTCATCGGCCTGCCATGCGCCGGAGCGGAAATCCGCGATCGTGAACCAGCCGCGGCTCGTCTCGTAGACCGGCGACAGTGAGGACGCCTGCATTTGTATCGGCTCGGACACCTGTGTGCGTAACCGATCCACTGACGCAACCTGCATCGCAGTGGCCTCTACGAATTTAGGCTCGCGCAATTCGCGCGTTTCCCACACCATTCGCACAGGGTCCCACCGCTCTATTGTCGCCATTACGCTGCGACCTCTTTACG